CGAGTGCCGGTTTTAGCTCATTGTCGAGAGAATCGGCGAGGTCCTTGGTTTTTTCTTCGGCTTCGGCGAGTAGATCATTTGCGGTCGTTATGAGTGGGTTGGCCTTTTCCTGCGCCGCTTTCTGTTTGTCGATGGCCTCAGCGTGTTCTTTGCCGACTTTCGCCAAAACTTCCTGGAGAGCCTTCCCTTCTTCGCCACGCTTTATGGCCGTAGCCATCGCGGCGTTGTTCTCGTCATATTTCAAAGAAAGCTGGTGGAATTCCGCCCGGGTAAGGCCAGCCGCGTCCGCGACCTCGCGGAGCTTTTGCCCCAGTTTTTGATTCGCCTCGAACGCCTGATAGTCTGCATCCGTGGCGGCATTCTTGGCGTTCGTCAGCCGTGTCACGGTATCATAGGCCACCCCCGCCGCTACTACCAACGCGGTTAGCCCGGCGACAGAAGCACCGAGGGCCAGCGTAGACGTTTTGAGAACTGCGGCTAGTGTCTGCCATCCCCGGATGAGCCCGGGGAGCATGTAGAGCATGGGACCGAGTGACATCAATATCCCGCCGACAGCAAAGGTTGTCGTCGCCAGGACGCGGGTCAGATCCTCATGAGATTTCGTCCACTCCACGACCTTAGTGACGATGCCTGTTACACCTTCAACGAGCTTTTGGACGGCAGGCATAAGTGCCGTGCCGATCTGAATCCCGGCACCTTGAAGTCCACCCTTCAAATCCACGAGCTTGTCGCTAAAGTCTGAACAAGCTTTTGCGGCTTCCTGAGTCATCACCTTCCCAAGCCGCTTTGATTCCTCCGCCTCTCGCTTGAGCCCTTCAGCTCCCAGATTTAGCGTCGGGAGAAGTGACATGCCGCCCCGGCCAAGGAGATCGACCGCGGCCGTCGTCTTAACTGCTCCATCCTCCATCCCAACAAATCGCGTAGCAACGTCAAACAGAACATCTGTCGTGGACCTGAGTTTTCCATTGGCATCGGTGATGGATATTCCCAAACCATTGAAAAGGTCGATCGCCGCTTTATTCCCGTTATTGGCATCGACTATCCGTCCAGACAGAAATCTCATTCCGACGGCCAGATCCTCGGTCGACGCGCCGTTTTTTCTAAGAACTCCGTCAAGCCCGGTCAGAAGTTCAACACTGGCGCCAGTGCGCTGGTGCAACTCGTCCATCTCGTCGCCGTAGTCGGCTGTCTTCTTGACCATCGCACCGAGAGAGGCGACCATTGCCCCGCCGACTACAGTGAACGTTTTGCCGAGGTCTTTAATCTGTTTATCGTGCCGCATGACCAGCCCGGACAGACTGGTCTGGTCTTTCTTCACGGTCTCGACGGCTTTTTTCCAGCCGACGATATTCATATCAAGCCGACCGATTACAGCCCCGGCGTCGAATGCCATTGTTTTATGCTCTCCCTATGCGTCTTCCGCCCGTGATCTCAAGCCAATTCTTAGCCTTCGGAGCCGATGGCGCAGTTCCACCGCCAACCGCGTCGAGCTTCCGCAACGCGCTTTGATAGAAGGCCATTTCAGATCTCACAGCGTCTATCTCCGCCCATGCCATTCGGGACATGCGAAGCGCATTGATCTTGTCATTCAAGTCCTTCCTCTGCGCCGCCCGGAACCAGAATTCGAAGTCCCTGACGTCCAGGTTCAGGAGGTCCCCGAATGAAAAGAGCCCGGGGAACGTCCCCGCTATTACTGCGAGATTTCGCCCTCGGGCTTCGGCACGTTTTTTGAGGCCGTCACTTCATCGACAGCAAGCGCCACGGGCGGGGGCGACGCTTCCTCGGCCTGCACTGCGGCCGACGTCGCAACCCCCTGAACCTTCCCGGCCTTGCCGCCCATCATCGCACCCGTTGCGTGTTCCAGTATCTGGGCCAAAATCCGGATATCGATGGTTTCTACCTCTTTGGCCTCGAGCCCGAAAATGAGTGCGACTTCCTGGACAATGATCGTATCGTCGCCCAGCGTCTTGGCCTTCCTCTGCTCCTCGAGCTTGGACATCTCCCGGATCAGACGGGGAGAAAGCGGGACGGACTCATAGGTCCGCCCGCCTTCCACCTCTATTGTCACCGGCTCGAATAGACTGGTCTCGATTTTAAATCGCGGCATGACACGTTACGGAGTCGGGTTGCCGACGCGCCACATGTTGCCGACGTTGCCGGAGGCATCGTCCGGAAGCGCGTTAAAGGTCACGAGCGTGACGCGGTCGCCGTCAACATCAAACGGCCATTCGATCTTCGAGGTCGGGTCGCCCTTAAAGAATACCAGCGTCTTGTCCGGATCCGTCGAGGGGACGCCATTCTCGATGATCGTCAGGACGAGCTTCTTAGCAACCGTTCGCCCGGAGAGGCCCGTGGACGACGCGACGATCATGCCGTCAGCATCAATCACGGAGCCGGCGACGAGGTCTTCGAGACGCGCCAGTTGCACGTTAGCCAGGGGAACCTCTACGGTCGTTTTCCTTCCCTTCGTATAGGTATTCTGCACCGTGTCCCCGGTCTGGTCATAGGTGATTTCTTTCTTCATCACCTCATCAGTGAACTTTACGCCGCCTTTTGTGTAGCCGAGATTGACCCCGTCGAACGTGATTTGACAGGGGCCGTTCTCTCCTAGAATGAAACTCATATTAGCCTCCTATGGCTTTTATTCCGATGGGCCTCTGCCCATACGTTTGCGTTATCTTTCATATCCGGCTCGCCAGGATCAGATAGTTCGTGCTGTACTCGAAGCCGCCCTTTTCTCCCTGGCCTATATACTGGGGCTTCGCCAGCGCGGAGATCGTCCAGATCTTATACCGCTGGCCTCCTGAGGCTAACGGCCCGATCGTCCAGCCTGCAGTTCCTTGTAGGGTAAGATAGATCTTCCAGGCATCGGCTCTGGCCTGCTCGAAATTCTCGCCTCGGGTAGCCACCTGGAGCATCATGTCGGTCCGGTAAGGAAGATCAAAGTCGGCCGGGCCCCCGGAATCGAGGAGAGTGTGACAGCGCGCCGGGGCGTCCTGAGCGCGAAAGCCGACCTGGACATTAGTGCCCAACGTCAGGCCAGGAACGCGAGTACAAAGCCGGGTAGCGAGTTCCTTTAGCACGTCATCCCCCCGTCGCCTTTTTGATCCTCGAAGCGACGATCCCGAAGTATTTCTTCATAAACATCATCATTTTCGTTTCCAGATATTTAGGACCCACCCCACCCTCAGACCAATTCACTTTTTTATTTACTGCCTCATGCCACTTCGCCGCGTAGGGCATTCGTAAGATGAGCTTTGTAATAATGTCCTTCGCGCCGAAACGCTCGGCGGGTTTCGAGCCGCCCTTGTGATGATTCGGGTTCTTCCCTTCTGAATGCTCCACGATCTTACTTTCCGTGATCCCCTCTAGGACGATGGTGTAATCGCCACGTAAGTTTCCTTCGTCATGGGGTGTCTTGGGAGTCACGTTATCCGCGTCATTCTTCAGCTCAGATATTGCCTCAAACATTCCCTTCTCGGCCGCGTCGGGCGCAGCCGTCAGCGCATACTCAAAGAACTTTTTATTGAAGTTCGAGAAATCCATCTCGAACCCCCCGTCCTTCATCGGCCCACTCATTGGATGTAGACCTCATAGTGAGACATTGAAAAAGCCGCTTTCTTATCGACTCGCATGATCACATGTTCGACGCCGTCAATGACAATCCTGTCGGCGGTCGTCGGCGCGGTGATATCGCCCGCGAGATAGACCAGCGCGGCCGAGACGACTTGCTCACCCTGGGCGTTGCGGATGAGCTTGTTGGACCATTCCACGCGGGCCATAACGGCAACCGTCGTGTAGGTAGGCGTGTTCCATTGGTCGAGCGCCGCGAGGTACTTGATCGAGATGCTGTCGACGAGATAGGCGCCGATCATCTGTTCCTCCAGGCCAGGGCGTTCTCAGAAACAGGATTTGCGACATCTTCACAATATGGGTGCCAGGGAGGGCCGCCATCAGGAAGCTCGGGGTAATCGGGATGCTTCCCGGAGATCGAATATATCTGCCCCTGATATTGGGCGCATTCATCGCACGGGTTATCGTGTCTCGGGATTTCAACCAGGTCATTGTCGAACTGAGCGCAGAGTTCTTTCACGGCCTCGGTCTGTGACTCCCGCATCCGCGTACGCGCGACGAGCTCAGCGTAGGATCTCAAGTTATATTCTCTCTCGACGCCATCCTTGCCTTTAATCCTGATGAAGTTTCCGCCGCCTATCTGGTTAAGGAGCTTCGCCCGAATCTTCGCAGCAATATCTTTGCTGGTGAGGTGCGCCATGCCGGCGTTGTACTTCGTCGCCGCTCGGAGGGATCCCGAGACTGTCCGCTTAATGAAGTCCCGGACCTCGGCCGAATCGAACATCTGAGCTTGCTCGACCTTCTTAACTCCCGCGGCCGCCTGGGAAACTACCGAGAGGTACTTCCGCGCCGTCCGTTCGATGGTCCGGTTGGCCTTCCAGTAATCCGTCATGACGGTCTTCGTCAGCGCAGAGATCTTCTTGCCGTGGCGGGCCGGATCGTACTTCTTCGCCGGGAGCTTCTCGGCTCCGATCATTTCAAGCCGCGTCCTGGCCACGCCCGCACTTTCCTTGTAGGCCGCCCGGATAGCCCGGGGCGCCCACTTCTGGACAGCCGCGTCGAGCGAACCGATGATGCCCTTGACCTCCGACAGCACAGCCCCCGACTTCGCGGCCACGTAGGGATCCGGATCTAAAGAAGATAGGGCCTTGATGATCCTTTCGGCCGCGGAGGCATAGGTCGACTGGATCGCGGCGATCCGCGTCTTCATCGGGATCAAGGCCAATTTCTTCGCCATATTAGAAATCCGTCACGTCCTCGTTCACGCCCTTGTCTTCATCCCGATCGATGTCCACCGCATAGATCGGAGCGGCATTGTCCGCAATGCTGAATTCAGACATGATCTGATAGATGATAGGAGGAAGCGGGATGGTTGAAAGATATGCATCCGCATAGACCTCTTTGACGACCCCAGCCTGATTCACGCCCTGGGCCTGAATCCCCTTGCGCAGGTCTTCATCGGCAAGATGGAGGGCCAAATAATAAGCCGTCTCATGCTGGGCCAGGGCGAGCCATTCAAGTTCTGAGGCCGTGGGTGTCGCAGGGATATCAAAGTCCTTGTGGAAGCGGAGTCGGTCATAGGCCATGTTAAGCACGGCCGTCTTCTTGTCCTTCCCGCCAGATCCAACGACGACAGCCAGCGCATCCCAAGCCGTTGATGCCAGGCGCTTCGTTGAAAAATAAGTGTCAGCCGCAGTAACGTCCGTCCAACCTATGGTCATCTAAGCCCTCCTCTCTGCTATCACATAGAAGAACCGATGGGCCCGCTCGATCCTGGTCCCCGGGATGTCCTTGAAGGCCTTTCGCAGTTCGACCTCGGTATAGAGCCTCAGGTGGCCAGGGTCGTTCACAAATATGCTGGGCGTGCTCACGATAAGCGTCCTGCCCGTGATCGCCCACAAGCCGTTCACCAGGCCGGCGACGTCGTCGACGTGTTCGATGACCTCAGAACACACAACGCCATCGAAGATCCCGCAAACCGGCAGGAGATCAAATCCTGAAGCCGAGAAGAACTCGATATCCGGGAAGAGCTTCCTGCCCTGAACGGCAGCCACGTCGTAGAACTCGAGGCCAGCCCAGCGTCCCGGGCGGAATCCCCTCATGATCTCTGTGGAATGGCCAAGCCCGCAGCCAACGTCGATGAAGCTCTCACCTTTCAAATAGGAGGCGCAACGCCGCAGGCGTTCCTGGTGCTTCGGCATCTCGAGGTGGGTCCAGACAGACTTCCTCATCCAGTGGGATTCGAGGTATTCTTGGGCGTTCATCTTCCGAACTCTCTTTTCAGGATCCCGAGATCCACTGGCCTTTCTCGCAGGACATAGCGCATCTCCGGCCGGCTCGAGGTGTTGGTATCATGGAGCAGGACGCAGAAGTGACCGGCGGGCAGGATCTCCGGGTTCCGCCCCGCGACGGCCTTGTGCGTCGGATGTCGCTTGTCACGATCAAACGCCGTCATCGGCTTGGGATCCAGGCGGTGGGCGAAGAACGGACCCGTGCCAATGGTGTCATACCTCCAAAGCCGCTTTGTCCCGGCTTCATAAGCATAGCCGTACCTGAAGTACATCCACTCCGCGCGGCAGCTCATCATGATCTGTCCAGCGGATCGGGAGTACATGTCATCGCCGTCGATCAGGGCAAGCACGATCTCGTCGTATTCACGGAGGCGTTCGAGCGTTGGGCCGTCCTCGTAGCAGTAAAGTAAGCGGGGATCGCGCCTCGGGAGAAGAGGCTCGGTCAGGTGTCTCAGCTCGGGGTCGAGAAGAACGACATAGAGCCAATCCTGGGCGATCTGGGCATAAAGACTATTGAGTGTGAACTTCCGCCAGAGCTCTACCCGGCGCTCCGTCCATTCTCGTGTCGTCACAGGATGGAGACTTCCAGGAGGGAGGCCGCGGAGGCACTTCTCAGACCGATAGGAGTTGAATGCTGTCCAGAACACAAGCTTGCGCGTCATCGGTAGTTCTCCGTCCAGCACTTTGTATAGAACGCACGTCTCACCATACGGCCAGGCTTATCCGCGCAAAGCCTCCCGGCGTCCCTGCTCTCCGGCAACTTGTTGTTATATGCCGCTGTCGGGATGACGAACTTCGGCGCCTTGGGATAACAATGATTGTGCCAGTACAGGTCTTCGATGTCCGTACCGCAATCCCGGAGGTCCATCGGAAGGAACTGCCTGTTCGCACAGGTGATGATCCCCACGAAGTCAACCTTCATCGGCTCCTTTATCATGTGGCCGGCGTGCATCGTTGTGTTCAGATAATAGTCCGGCCCTTGGAAGGTGCGGCCGTGGATTCCCGTCACGCAGGGCCCCAACTTTTCATGCCAGGTGATGAAGTCCTGGACCAGCCCGGGAAGCGGGAGGATGTCGTCGTCGGCCTTGATCACGATGTCGCCTTGAGTAAGCAACGCAACGGCATGGCGCACCTTGTTGCCAGGGTCCGGTCGAAACCGGGCAATCTTCGTGCCCGGGGGAACGACCTTGACGCCATGAAGCGAACAATCGCACAGCCAGACATCGGACGTCTGCGCCAGCCAAGCCGCGAGGATCTCCGGGATCCGCTCCAGCCGGCGGTAGGTCACGATGACGACGGACGCCTTAATGCTCACGATTGAGCTCCTTAACGAGGTTCCCGAAAGCGAAATCGAAGAGCTCGGCATTCGGCAAAACACAATGGCCGCCGATCTTCCCTTGTATGGGAGCCAGTATGGGACGCCTGAATTCGGGCCTGCCGAGCCGCTCATAGCCTTCGTTATAGGTGGTCTGCCAAAGGGTCCAAGCCTCGGAGAAAGGCGCTCCTGCCTCGTCACAGACCCTTTCCGCGGCCTTGGTGTATTCGATGAGGACCCCGTAGAACGTGGTACAGAGGAGCTTTGCGAGCTCCGTCGTCTCGCTCCGCCGGCAGACGGCTACGCGCAAGCCGGCGCGATTGAAATACTCGGCGACCGCGTCCGCATCCTTTCCGCCGATAAACTTAACGAAGGTCCTGATCGACTCTTCCATGTACGCGTGATTGCCGCGGATCGGAGAATGCGTCGCCCCGCAGAGCGTTGATGTCCCTACCGGGACTGTCGAGTGGATGACGGTGTAGCAGGGCTTGTACTGCTCCTTATACGCCAGGACCGAATCGACGAATGACGGCGAGTAAGGGAAGCAGATGTGCATGAACTCGCTGCCGCTAAGGTCCATAGCGGGCGGATACAAGTCAATGGTCGCCACTCCCCAACCGTGACCACCGAGGACAGCCGCCAGGGCGGTCCCAACTTCCCCGGCGCCGATGATGAGCGAGGTGTTCTTCAACGGGTGCCTCCAGGAATAAGCCTCACGCCAAATCCAACTTGTTTCCGGAGCCGGCGAGAAGCCTGGTAATGTTCGATCACGGGCACGACGCCGCGCGCCGCGAAGTAGTCGAAAATGCAGGTATAGGCGAATGGATGTCGGAAGACGCGGACCGCAATACCGTCCTTCTGCAATTCCCCGATGGCCGCCTTGAGGCACATCTGGTGCCGGGATCCAGGCCTGGCCAGCCCTATCTCGTGCCAACGCTTGATGAGCGCCCGCCCGGTATCGTTGTTCTGGATCCAGAGCGTCCCGGAGAGCAGCTCGTCGGCGTCGCCGGACTTCGGATCGTACTTGAAGAAATGCGCTGAGAGGTCGTAATTATGCTTTGCCGAGAGCTCATCGAACAGCACGAGGGGACGGCGGACAATTGCGTCCGCGTCGAGGAACACGATGTCCTTCCCCGGGAACATGTCGAGCGCTTTGAGGATGCACTCGGACTTATAGTTCAGGTTCCCGCGCCATGTCCCAGTCGGTTCAAATGAGAAGATATGGCGAGCGAGTTTGAAACGGTCGAGAGACTTCTCGAGGTTCCGGATCTCGTTGGCGTATCCGGTCCCTTTAGTGTAGAACGACACGACGACAAAGCCCCGATCCGTGCCAATCCCCTTCCCGAGGTCCTTGACGTCGGCAATATTTCCTGATGGGAAGCACCTGAGCGCCGAGTTGGGATTGAGGTTCACGATGCGGGGTCCTCCGCCCGGGAGCATTTTCGCCCCTGCCTCGAACGCCTTGAGGAATATATTCAGCGCCTCCGGATTCGTGCCGGAGGGGTAACCGTCATGGTAATGTTTCTCTCCGCCCGGGCCCTTGGCCATGTCATAGCCCAGGAGGTAGATCGGGTCGGCCCCGAGGACGATCGCCAGGTTCAGGGCTCCGTAGCCCGAATTCTGGCCATGATACAGTCCGTCATTGAGGCTATTAGTCCAGCCGATCTCACCGGCTGCATGGACTGAATAGATACCAGTCGGGTACGTGTAGCCTGAAAGGTCCAGCCACAGTTTCATGCCGCTGAAGTCCTCGAAAGCCTGTTGGTAATTCTCGCCGAGCTTCCCCGCCGTGATGAGATCGAGGAGCGGCCTATCCATAGCAAACATGACATCCGCGAAAGGAACGTCCAGGAACGCCTTGTTGATGGCGATGACTCTCTCTCCCCGCAGGCGTTCGAAATCAAACCCCTTGAGTGACGGTCCGCCGCCGACAATGAAACACCGCTTGCTCTGCCATGAGCCGTCGGGCAGCATCTCCCAGGCTGGCCCTTGAACGGTCGAAATCGCCGCTTGCCCATTCCTATACGTCCGGGCTCGAGCCGCGGCTTCGCGGGCAGCGATTGAGTGTTGCAGGATCGCGTTGAC